AACCAGTTAATCAATTAAGAATGATTGAAGACGCTGTTGTTATTTACAGAATTGCAAGAGCACCTGAAAGAAGAATATTTAAAATTGATGTAGGTAATTTACCTAAAGTAAAAGCAGAGCAATATCTCCGTGATGTAATGGCAAGATACAGAAATAAACTTGTCTATGACGCAAGTACAGGAGAGATTAGAGACGACAGAAATTATATGTCTATGCTTGAAGACTTTTGGTTACCAAGTAGAGAAGGTGGTAGAGGTACAGATATTTCTACATTACCTGGTGGACAAAATCTTGGTGAAGTAGCAGATATTGAATACTTCCAAAAGAAACTCTACAGAAGTTTAAATGTACCAGTAAGTAGATTAGAAGGAAGTCAAGGTTTCAATCTAGGTAGAACAACTGAAATCACAAGAGACGAACTTAAATTTACAAAATTTGTACATAGATTAAGAAAGAAGTTTACAGATTTATTTAATGACTTGCTAAGAACTCAATTAGTTTTAAAAGCAGTTATAAATGAAGAAGATTGGCAATCTATTGCTCAAAAAATCAAATATGATTTTATAGCAGATGGTCATTTCTCGGAACTAAAAGACGCTGAACTATTAAGAGAAAGAATAGCATTAGCGAATGATGTTAGAGATTATGTTGGTAAATATTTTAGTGTTAACTTTGTTAGACGAAATATTTTAAAACAATCTGAAAGAGAAATTGTTATGATTGACAATGAAATTAAGAAAGAAATTGATGATGGTATTATCGCAGCTCCACAAACAAATGTCGGTGCTGATGATGACGGCATTATGTAATAGTATATAGGAGATAAAAAATGGCAGACAATGATAAACCTAATTATGTAGATACTTTTGTATCGCAATTGCAAAAAGGTAATAACACGGAAGCAGGAGACGCTTTCAAAGACGCATTAAGAGATAAAGTTGGAGACGCATTAGACACAAGTAGAAAAGAATATGCTTCTTCATTATTTCAAAGTGCAGCTGATGTTATGACTGGCACAACTACTCCAGTAGCAGATACGACAGACGCAGCTGCTGAGCATAGTGATAGTAAACCTGAAGTTGCGGATGCTTTACCACAAAGTGCTACACAAGACGAAGTACAACAAGCATTTAATCAGGCAACACCTGATAACACAGGAGAGTAAAAATGGCATTAACGGTATCAAGTATTGTAGGTAATACATCTGGATTCATTAAGAACGATAGATACAATTCTCTATCGCCTGCAATGAAAACAGCGGTAGAATCTTTAGTCGCAGGACTAGACGCAATAGACTGGTCGCAACCACAAGATTTAGTAAACATAATTGAAACTAAAATTAGTGAAGTTGCAGCTGGTGACAGCGATGTAGAAACTGCTTTGACAACTTATTTTTCGGAGTAATTTATGGCATTAAGTATCTCAACAAAAGTTGACGATACCACAAAGGCTATAATTAACGCTAGTGGTGCGGACAACGAAAGCGGAACTTTATATTCTGCTGGGCAAAATGTATCGCTGGCAAATGTATATTATGAAATTAGAGGAACAGGCACAGCGACTCTTAAACTCGGAGACCATTCTTTAAGTTTAACTGGGTTTGGTAATTGGGGTTTAAAAGAAGGCGAACCTCGTAAAGTAATTGAACAAGATTTAAACTCTTCAACTACTTTAGAAATTACTACAGACGCTAATGTGTCAAAATTTAATATGGCTGTAGAAGTACAGAAAGAGACGGAGACAAAATAAAATGGCAGATTTGGTTACACAACAAATTATATCAGATACGGCAGGAGTTAAGTATGTTGTAAAACAAACTAACTATTCAGACGGCACAGGTGAAACAAACACCGTGATTGCTAATCCTACTACTTCTAATTTTATGACAGCAGATGGAACAAAAGAGATTGCGAAAGTGTGGTATTCTATTAATACTGCAAACCGAAAATCAGCAGTAGAGATTGCTTGGGGAGGCGCTACTGAAAATACAACTGCATTGTTATTGTCTGGACAAGGGTATTTAGACTTTAGAACTGCAGGAAATGATATTACTAATAATGCAACAACACCTAATGGATATGTCTATTTGACAACAAAAGACTTTGCTTTAAACGATAATTACACGATTGTTGTTGAATTTAGATAAAAAATATTATAAATATTAGGAAAGAGAGAGATAAACAACTATGAAACTTATTACAGAAACTCTGGAAAATGTAGAGTACATTACAGAAGAAACTAATGGCAAAACGAATTATAAGATTCGTGGTGTATTTCTACAATCTGAAATCAAAAACAGAAATGGAAGAGTTTATCCTAAAGATACATTAACACAAGAAGTTAATAGATACAATAGAGAATTTGTGGAACAGAAAAGAGCGTTTGGTGAATTAGGACATCCTGATGGACCAACGGTCAACTTGGAGAGAGTTAGTCATATGATTACAAAACTCTATCCAGATGGCAACAACTTTATCGGTGAAGCAAAAGTAATGGACACACCCTACGGAAAGATTGTAAAAAATCTTATAGATGAAGGCGCTAAATTAGGCGTTTCTTCTCGTGGTATGGGTTCATTAGAGAGAAGTAGAAGTGGTGAAGCTAGGGTCGGAAACGACTTCTATCTTGCTACTGCTGCCGACATTGTGGCGGATCCAAGTGCTCCTGACGCTTTCGTAGAAGGAATTATGGAAGGTAAAGAGTGGATTTGGGACAATGGTGTTATTAAAGAAAAAGATATAGAAGAATATAAACAATACATTAAGGAAGCAAAAAGACTAAAAATCGCTGAAGCGAAAGCTGAGGTATTTAGTAAGTTCCTTAAAGGATTGTAATATTATAAATATCTTATAACAAAACAAGAAAATAATTATTTTTTTTAAAAGAAATAAGGAGAACTTCAATATGGCCGAGACAGAAAAACAAGTTGCCGAAATGACAGCTCCAGACGCTCCTAAAAAGAACGCCGTAGCTGCTGAAACTTCACCGTTAAAAAATGACGCTGAAGATTTAGGTGCTGCTGTAGTAAAACCTACAGATAGCAATCCAGACGCAACAAAAAAAGTTAAAGAAGTTTCAGGTGACGCACAGCAAAAAAACGCTGGTTCTGCTGAACCAATGCCTTCTGTAAAGAAGGAAGAAACTGATTCTGAAGGCGAGAAGATTTCCGAGGGAGAAATGCCTGACGGTCTGAAAAAATTCCTAGATAAAAAGAAAGAAAAAGAAGAAACTAAAAAAGAAGGCTATAAGATGAAAAAAGAATCTGAAGCTGAAAAAGTGGACTCTAAATCTGAAAAATCTGAGGAAACAGCTGACCAGAAAGCAAAAGATGTTGATGTAAAAGAACACATTGACGCTTTGACCTCTGGCGAATCAGACTTGTCGGAAGAATTTAAAACGAAAGCTGCTACTATTTTTGAAGCTGCGATTAAATCTAAAGTAAAAGAAATCGCTGAAGAAATGGAAGTAGACTACAATAAGAAATTTGAAGAAGAAAGTGCTAAAGCAAAATCTGAACTTGTTGAAAAAGTTGACAATTACTTAAACTATGTTGTAAACGAGTGGATGAAAGAAAACGAACTTGCTATTGAAAAAGGTATCAAGGGAGAAATTGCTGAGGACTTCATCAACGGTCTGAAAAAACTTTTTGAAGACCATTATATTGATGTACCTGATGAAAAATATGATGTGTTAGAAGACCAAGCTTCAAAAATTGAGTCGTTAGAGAAAAAACTAAACGAACAGATTGCGAAGAATGTTGACTTGAATAGTAAGGCTAACTTACTTGAAAAATCTGACATTTTAGCTGATGTTGCTTCTGATTTAACAGATGTCTCTAAAGAGAAATTTGCTAAACTTACAGAAGAAGTTGAATTTTCAACGGCTGAAGATTTTAGAAACAAGGTAACTACTATCAAAGAAAGTTATTTTGGTGCTAAAAAAGAAGCTAATTCTGACAGCGAAGTAGATAATGCGGTAGCTGATAATGCTGGTGTAGACAATACGCAAGACTTATCTAGTGCAATGGCTGCTTATACTACCGCTATTAGTAAAACAAAAGACATTAAATTGTCTATAAAATAATAATAGGAGAGAGGAACAAGATATGTACTTATCTGAAAACTACCAAAAAAAGTGGCAGCCAGTATTAGAGCATCCTGATTTACCAAAAATCACGGATACTTATAAACGAGCTGTTACCAGTGTTATCCTTGAGAACCAAGAGAAAGCACTAAAAGAAGACGCTCAGTTTATGACTGAAACTGCGCCTACTAACTCAACAGGTTCTTCTATCGCTAACTGGGATCCAATTTTGATTTCATTAGTAAGAAGAGCAATGCCAAACCTTATCGCTTACGATATTGCTGGCGTTCAACCTATGAGCGGTCCTACTGGTCTTATATTTGCAATGAGAAGCAGATACAAAGCTCAGGACGGTACTGAAGCATTATTTGATGAAGCAGAATCACAATTCTCAGCTGCAGGAACTAAAGCAAACATTCCTGGTTCAGCTGGTACTTCTTCTGCTGGAGAAACTAACCCTGCTGTACTTAACGACTCATCACCTGGAGCATACACTGCTGAAGGTGGAATGTCTACTGCTAACGCAGAAGCATTAGGAGACGGTTCAACATCTGGATACGAGCAATTTGCTGAAATGGCATTCTCAATTGAGAAGTCAACGGTAACTGCTAAGTCAAGAGCATTGAAAGCCGAGTACACAATGGAACTTGCACAAGACCTTAAAGCTATTCACGGTTTAGACGCTGAGTCTGAACTTGCGAATATTCTTTCTGCTGAAATCCTTGCTGAAATCAATAGAGAAGTTGTAAGAACTATCTATGTAAATTCAGAAAAAGGTGCTCAGACTGACACAACTACTGCTGGTATCTTTGATTTAGATACTGACTCAAACGGTAGATGGTC